ACATTAGTTGTTATTGAAGTGTCTCTATTTACACCGTTACCAACAAGAGGTCTATATGAAACGTGGTCTAAATCAACCATCATCATAAATCCTGCTGCAAAGCCTCTAAATAAAGGTTCTGCTACAAGAGTTACATCACCATGAACAGTTTGAACTTTATTCACTAAGTGCCCAAAAGAACCAGTGCTAGATGGGAAATTATACCTTGTATCTCCATCTGTTAAAGAACCACTTATCATGCCTGTTGTGCCTAGTTTGTTAAAATGAGATATTACTGGTCTTGAAGCTAAAGCTAATTTAGCTCTACTTCCACCCCTTGCAGGGTCGAACATAACTTCAAAGTCAGATAACATATCATCATATGTCCACTGGGCTGCTGTATTTGATTTATAATATGGTTTCCCTGAATTATAAGATAATTGACTTCCATCATTTACAATATTTGCATAACCATTATAAATAGTGCTTCCAACAATACCGTCTGTGTATTGTATACCACCTGCACTACCTCTTTGGCCAAACAACATTGCTCTTTCAATGTCAATTTTATGTTCTCTTAATTTAAGATTCCATATTCTTTGCCATTCATCAGCATAACCTCTATAAACAGTTGCTCTTGCTGTATTAGTCATTTCACAAGCTGTTTTAAAGATTTGAGTATAACCATAATCATTATCAAGTTCTTGTGAAAATACATCTGGTGCACCTGAACCTTGCTCAAAAGAAGTACCTATTACAGTACATTTTGAATCATCAGCCAATGCAAGGGTGCTTCCCCCAATTACTGATATTGATGTAACATTACATGTTGTTTGAGTTGCACTTGATGAATTATCAACTGTATCAATACGTACATTACTTGTAGTTGGAACAGAATTACCATCAACATCGCCAATAGCAACAACCATTCCAGGGATTAACCAATCAACACCATCTCCACCAGCAGTATCAAAGACAACAGAATCAGTACTTCCAGCAGCAACTAATGTAATGCCACCTTTAAGCAAAAAGCTTCGGTCTGTCATTGAAACTTTTGTTCTATCTTCTAAGAATCTGAATTGAGAATCAGATGTTGGTACTTTACCTACTTTTGACAAATATACAAAAAACGGAGACTCTTCTGGAGCTAAATCTGCGACCCTATCGCTAAAATCATACAGTCTTCTTGATGGTATAGTATTATCAATGACCGCACCAGGAGTTCCGAATTTTACTTGTCCACTATTATAAGTGCTCATTATTTCTCCTTGTTATATATTATTATTTACAATACGCTAGTTCGACCGCCAGCTTTAACTATGCCTTCCCACATTGAATCTTTTTCGCTTTTTCTTACAGGTTGTTCACCAGACAAAACACCTGCCTGTTGAGGAACCGCTTGATTTTGACGAATAGCATCCAGTGGATTGCCAGTATTATCTTGTGCTGGTTGTTCTTGAGTGACAGACCTCCACATATTAATTGCACCGTCAACACCATATTCAGCAGGGTTTTTGCTTGCAAATTCAACAAATGAAGTAATTTCTTCAGGTGTTAATCCTTTTGCAGCAAGTTCATTTTGAAGTTTAGTCATACCAACTTCTTTTTGAACACCAGCTACTTGGCTTTGAACAGCATTATTAATAGAGTCCTGTAACTCTTGTTGTCGAAACTTATACGATTTAGATGTTGGGTCATTATAGGCTTCCCATGGGTCAAACTCATCTTTATCTAAAGCAACACGTTCAGTTTCTGCTGGTTGACCACCTTGAACCATTCCTGATATTGTTTGCACAATATCTGGTCGTGATTCCAACAGTTTACCAACTTTCTCGTAATCCTTTAGTTTTTGATTTTCAGCATGAAGTTTGTCTTTTTCTGATTGAAAATATTTAGCTTGAGATTCCCAATCTGTTGAAGTTCCTTCACTCTGTGTTTGATTTTCATCTTGCCCTACATTATTATTGATTTGACCTTGATTATCAAGATTTTCATTTCCTAATGCGTTATCCATTATTTGCCTCCTTTGGCTTGCAATTTCTCTCTGTCTCTTTGAGCTTGACCACGTAAACGTGATTTCTCGACTTCGAGGCTAACTGCGTTTGTTAGTTTACTAACCTGCTCTTTACTTGCAGATTTTGTGTCTAATTCTGCTTCTTTTAATTTACCTTTAAATTTTTCTACTTCAGTTCTTTTACGAGATGCAATTGATTCACGATGAGCTGTTTGTAAATCACCTGATAAATTTTTAATTTGCTCTTGGGCTTGTTGTAATTGACTTTGTAACTGCTGAACAATATCCATTCTTTGCAATACACCTTCTTTATCAAATATATCAGTTTTCATTAATGCTTCTGTTCTATCAATTAAACCTGCTTGATATGCTTCCATATATATTGACCATTCACCCCATCTATTTGATGGCATTGTTGAATTACCAATAATATTAACATCATACTGACCAATAGTTAAATCATTCATCATTTCACCAATTGCTTGAGATTTATCATCATAAAAATTAACCATATATTCTGACATATCATTATTAGGTTGTACAACTCTAAATACTTTTTTATAAGTATAATGCTCTTTAGCTAAATTATATATAACTTGACCCAATCTTCTTAAACTACCTTCAATATCTCTTAATTTTGATTTACTACGTCTTTGTCCAAAATCTTCCATCATCATTGTACCAGAAGATGTTCTTGGCGCAGCTTCTGCATTTCCTTGTTGCATTTCAAATATACCCATATTTAAATCAATATATTTTTCAACAAGTGCAGGTAATTGCATTACAGAATTAGATAAAGGTTGTGGAGATGGAAAATGAGGCTCTCCAAACGATGGGTCGTATTCAATCGTTGCATTTGGATTTGCCCAATCTCTTTCTAATTCTTCTATATCATCAACACTTCCTTGTGGTATTAATAATTTTAATCCAGATGATGCTTGTGCATGCGAAGTTATTAATGACATTGTTTTATTTAAAAATCTTTGAAAATCTTTGTTTTTTCTAACATCACTCATTGGATATGGAGTATTAGTCCAAATATTAGGAATAGGTACAATAGGATATTTATCTGTATTTAATATTCTTTCATAAAGAATTGTTTGCCCTAAAGTACATACTAATTTAATTCTTGTTTGTTGAACTTCAACAATATCAATTAATCCTTCTTCAACAGCTCTTTGCATGTTATTATTTTGCAAAAATTTTTCCATATTTTCTAAATCAAGTATTCTTTCTTCTTGAGATTGTACATCCATTATTCTATAATATGGAACTTTTGTTTTAGAAAAACTTTCAATAAGTTGATATTTTTCCGAACCTTCTCCATGGTCATAATCTTTAGCAACATCTGGAGTAAATGAACCTTTTGTTCTTGTGTTTAATGGAGATGGATATGTTTCGTCTTCATAATACCCTTCAATTTCATCAATAAGCATTTTACCATTTTCTTCGTTAATTTCTGCTAATTGTGGATATAAATCTAATAATTGAAATTTTGTAAAAATAGTTGATAACATCATGCCTGTAGCATCGTCAAAATATCTACTTCTTGCATTTGGGTCAATAACAACTCTAAATGGGTCAACATATGTAAATTTAACTTCACCTCTGCCATAATCAGCTTCTTTATCTACAAATCCATAAAAATAACCTAAACCTGTAACTGCATAATCATGAACTGCCTGTTTAAATATTTCATTACCATCTGATATATTCCATATATATTCAAGTACTGTTTTCCATACATTTGCTAAATCACTATCAGAGTCTTCTCTTGGCATAGCAGAAAACTTAGGTGGCTTAGATGTAATAATAGCTTTAAACTGCTCAATTGCAGAATATAACCTGTCTAATGGTAAATTTGATTGATTTCTTGATTGAAGCTCGTCAGCCTCAGCTTCACTAAAATGGTTGCCTAAATAAAAATCGATATCTTCTCGTGCATGGTCTTCCCATTCTTTTCGAGCATCATGCCAGCGTCTCCATAAATCTCTTACTTGAATTGCTCTTTTATCTGCTTCTATCATA